TCCATGTGACTGAAGTAAGAAAAGTCTCCCTCGTAGTGAGATCCTGTCTCACAAGAGGTTGTTGATTTTTCGGCGGATGTCATCGGTATCTCCTGATTTGATTGCATTATAGGTGAAGGTACGAACCATTGCTGGTTGAAGTCCAGCAAGTAAGCAGGTGTCCTCAAAGTTATCACAAGTCACCCCAACATAAGAAAAGATCCAGCCTTGGGCTTGGTCTCTTTGTATCCTTATACTACTTCTCTCGTGGAGATCTTCAGGCTTTGTAAGATCTAGGATAGCCTGAAAGATCACAGCCAGATGAAGACTCTTGATAGGATCTTTCTGGGCTGTATCGTAGAGAGACTCAAAGTCTACATCATAATTCAACTGGCTCTTGAACAGGTCTGGAAAACTTCCCTCCTATATAATTGTTATAGTAAGCAGCTTCATCTGTTCCCTCTAGCTTTGCAGTTAAGACATGATTGATCATTTGATAGTAACACTCATAGTATCGTAAGCTCCGTTTATTTTTATACTCTCCGATAATCTGAAACCGGAAGTGTTTCTTTCCCAGCTTTTCGATCTCCTCATTAAGAGTCTTGTTTGATCCGGTATAGATTCTCCAGTTTGACTCAACCTTCTTTTTATTTTTCTTAACAAAGTATTGCTTGCATCCTATGTAAGCTTTCCTAGTTTCCTTTCTGGTTATCAGATAGACAAAACCAAAGTTAGCTTTGGGATCACATCTCTTAGGATACTCCCAGTGCATTACCAGTTTACTACCTCTTCGACATCAGGTTCTTTCCCAACCTGAGTAAGAAACCTTTTACCTTTTGCATATTGGAACACACGAAGACCTTTACCTTGGTTAGCATCCTGCCAACACTCTCGCTTATGTCCACAATAAACACAACCAACAGCAAGCTTATGATTGCCAGACTTCCCATCAGGCACAGCATCATAACACCGATCAGGTACCACGCTGTCTGTAACCATTCCTTTAAGATATTCCACCCTCTTTTTAGCATTGATCATATCCATCTGATGTACAGGAGTTAAACATATTTCTCCTGTTGATTTATTAATAGCAAGGAAGGCAGCTCGATCAACTCCATTAGCATGAGCATAGGCTGATATCTGAGCTATGTATCCGAAGGGATCATCTTCAGTAAGCTTGTGATACCGAAATTTATCAAAGCCCGGACCACTTGCAGATTTACAATCAACCAAAACACCATCGATCATGGCATCTTGGTGACCACTTACACCCTCAACTTCTACTTCTCTTTGTTGATCTGTCACTGTATGGCCTGAGATAGAGGCACAAAGAAGCAACAACTCTTCCAAGATATATCCGTATAAAAACTTTATACGAGTTGAGGGTTGAAGTTGTACATCTCTTAGAGGTTTATTAAGATCGTACCAGAGCTGTCGGTTTGGTTTACCAATAGCAGATAGTCGTAGATTAGTACGATCCTTAGGCTTCTCGTAGAGAAACTCCTTGATGTGTGTCTTGAGCATGTTACCAAAGTTATCTATATGTTTATCCACTTCCTGCTCATCCATCTTAATAGGATCAAGAGTAAATAGATTATAGATGTCTTCAACTAATGTTTCTACCTGTTTCATGTGAGATAGAAAGGGTGCCACCTTGCACAAAGGAAAACAAAGTGACACCCTCTCTCCTTTCTAGTTGTTAAAAGGGTACGTTGTCTTCTTGCACGTAGCCTCCTTCTACTGGTTCAAAATCTTGGTCACTTCTGGTGTACTCGATGAAGTCCACCACCTGCACCGCTGCCAAGTCAGCAGATACTCCTGATTTACCAGCATAGTTCCACTCGTAAGGAGTGGCCTTAACATTTACCGTACTACCATTAGCAATAAGCTTACCATTCCAAGGATTGTTCTGCGAATCTTTCACAGAAGGAGCGGCTCGTTGACTACCATCAGCACGAAGAACCTTACGTTTGATGGTAACAAAGTCACCCCTGTCATCGTCCTTGTTATTAATAGGAAGACCAGCTCCCTCGATAACGGATCGGTTGTCATCATTAACCTCAACCTGTATAGACCAAACCGGATCGAACTTGGTATTCGGCTCGATGATTGAGGCATAGTGACACTTGCCGGAAATGTAAATCGGATCGTTCATTCTGTTCTCCTTTTAAATACTGCACCATTGCAGCCACGAGTGGGGATCATTCCCCTAGTCTAATCTACGCTCTGTAGTACTACTTACGTACTACTACAGAGCTTGATTAGGTACTACCAACTACGCAACGAGTTAATTATACCATACTGAGTTGTGGTATGTCAACTATTATTATCATATTTATCCAAATAATTTACAGCCCTCCTTAAATTTTCCACATCCTCGTGAAACATACCGAGTCCCTTATTGCAATGGTCACACAACCAAGCTCTAAACGTCATTGTTTTTCGATCATGGTCTATAACCCATGTTTGTGAATTCGGGTGCCGGGATGTCACATCAACGTCCCGTATTCTACTTCTAACCTCCCTGTCTTCAGCGAGGCAAATAGGACAGCAGTAATCATCTGGTCTTATATGTGTCTTTCTTATATCCCGTGCTAACTTTTTGCGTTCTCTGTCACAGATTTTACAGATATTTTTATGTCTTTGTGATCCATCAGCTCTAAATATTCCAAGTGCAAAATCTTTTAAACTTTTTTCTTTCTCACAGTATTTGCAAACTCTTGTTCCTTTACTTTTATCTATTGACACTACATCTGAAAACATTTCAAATTGATCTGTCATTAGTGCGTCTCCGACCAGTTAGAACCAACCTTGTGACTGGAGTCCAGATCACATTTAAAGTTTAGGATCTCCTGTGTAGAACTGATAGCTTCCTTTGTTATCTTACCGAAGCGTTCAACGTCAGGCTTGGCTACCTCGAACTGATATTCATCATGTACTGATGCTACTAGCTTGGCATCCAGCCCTGACCTTCGTATTCTCTTATCCATTTCCACTAGCCATTGTTTACAGACAACTGCCCCGGCTCCTTGGATAAGAGTATTCAAAGCAGCATGGTCAGACCTGATGTGTAACCTTCGACCATCCAGACCCTTGATCATACCACTCTGAGCTGCTTCCTGTATGTTAGTTCTGAGTTCCTTCAAGGGTGGAATATTCTTTAGAAACTTTTCTATGAGTTCACGCCCAATTCGAGAAGACCCTCCTACTATCTTACCTATCTTGGTTGCTCCTGCTCCGTAGAGAAAGGCATAGATAAAAGTCTTTGCCTGATCTCTTGTCTTCAGACCAGCCGCTTTCTGATTAGCTGTGTGTATATCTCCTGTAAGAACCTCCTCTGTAAAGAGCTTACTGTCCAGATAGTGGGCCAGACAGCGAAGCTCCAGACCACTAGCATCGGTTCCTACAAGTTGATGTGTCTCTGGATTCGATACTGTCCAGAGGGAACGACACTCTTTACCGTAGGGACTATACACTGCCGGAACTTGAGCCATGTTAGGCTTATGGTGAGCCATCCGACCCGTGATAGTACGAAGGGTAAGAACCCTACCGTGGACTCGATCATCTTCTTGACACTCTTGTATCCAAGACTTGAGTAATCCGGTACGCTTCTGAAGCAGGAAGTATCTGCTAAACATCTGAGCTTCAGGCATGTCTTTGATCTTAGACAGAACCTCCTCATTAATAATAATGTTACCCTTGTCTGTATGCTTCTTGGGTTCCCATCCCCTCTCCATCAGACGTTCAGCAATCTGTTTTCTACTGGAGATGTTGAAGGGAATATATTTAACCTTGGTTTTTAGCTGCACCTCGGTAGGTGCAAACATATCATTAGCCTGAGCTTCAAGCTGATGTTGTTCATCTTCCAGTTGAGCTAGAAGGATTTGTCCTTCCATAAGATTAAAGGCAAAGCCATTGTCTTGTTGTTTATCTATTATAGACCTTATCTGACGTTCTAATTCGTAGGCTTGTGGGCTGAAGATCCTTCCTTCCTTTTCCAGACTAACCCCTAGCTTTCGAGTTAACTCAGCGTCACGTATACAGTACTCCAACATCTCTGGACTGTACTCACTAAACTCGTGGAATTCTCCCTTGGTATAATTTAATCTCTCACCCCACGATTGGAGGGAATGTCCTCCATCTCGAACAGGATTATATAACTGAGATTCAATTAACGTATCTCGTATTTGATC